ACCGGCGGCAGAGCTGCCGGAGAGCGCCTACAGCGACGATCAGGAGAAGTGGGCGGTTTACGGAAAAACCAACAGCAAGGCGAAGAACTGGAAGCGCCTAACACCAGCCGGCTCAGAGTACGCAAGCGAGCGCGAGGCGATGGATCAAGGCATCTACGAAACGCCTAGCATCGGCAAGAACGCGCTGTACACGGCGTTTAAAGTAACGTAACGCTAAAGCTCAAAAATCGCACGACACGCCGCCTGGAGCGCTTCCAGGCGGTCATCCAACAGACTCCCCTCCTCATCCAGCTGGGCAATCCGGCGCTTCAATTGTCGTACCTCTCCCGCAAGTCGCGGGTAGTCCTCGAGCACGTGGCAAACCGCGCCCAGGTCATCACGACCAGGGGCGTAGAGTTTCGCGTCACGTAACAGGAATTCGGGGATATCTAGGAGGGGCATCGCATAATGGACATTACGTGTAAATCGGGCGCGGAGCTTATCAGCATCGTCCGCACCCGACTTAACGTAACGTCACGATATTATGCGAAGCCTAGGACGTTTCCTTCCTGGGCGAACACTGTGCATTGATCGGTGGATCAACCAGCTGGTGATCAGCGTGGCGACGACCATTGTCGAAATGCTTGCCCTCGGTCATGTACCAGAGCTTCCAAGAAAACACATGCGCCGAGCACTGATCACGATGCTCGGTCTTCGGGTCCATCCGTTCACGCCATCTGTTCACGTCGAGTCTCCTTTCCGATTCACCCATAAATACCATTATGCGAAGCCTTGGATCAGTCCCGTGCCGGCCAAAGCTGCCAAATAAGAACTCCAGTCGTAGCCAGCAACGGCACCAGGAAGAAGAAACACCAGATCACCAGTTCGACCACGCCGATTACTCCGGATCGGCCGGCGTGCGACCTGGCCAATTCTTGATTAACGAGACGGCAACAAACGCGCCGCCGAAAAGCATCACCAACGTTAAGACCAGTACCGCTATCCGAAAGTCATCCATCAGTTCGTTCTCCAGGGTCGCGACGGGTATTCGCTATCAGGCACGACGGTAACAGGAACGCCGGCGAACTGCTGCTGAGGTCCGCCAATGTCCTTAGCAGTGATCACAGGATTAGAGGCCAAGGCGCCGCTCCCTTGTCGCTCTGCACCGAGCCGCTTCGCGGTCTCGGCGCCTTGGCCTTGAATATCGCCAGAACACACAACCGTCCGTTTGGCACCGTGATAAGTCAGCTCGGCAGCACAGAGCCCGAACGCACGAATCTCGTACCCAGCGACCTTCAAATCTTTGGTGGACTGCATGAACGAACGCTCACCGCGAGTGAACTGAAACTGGCAGATAACGCCTTTACTCTGCGTCTCCAGGCACGCCTTAATCGTCACGTCGAGGCCCGCAAACGGGTCTTTCAGAGAATCAGAAACCGCAGCAGACGAGCGCTCAGGATCAGGATTACCAACAGGAGGAGCAACCGTTTGGACAGGCGCCACAGGAGCGGCAGGAGCAACAGCCGAAGGCGCCTGATTACCATGGTTAGAAGTGAGAACGTCCAGCGGATTATTGAAAATGGAAGTGCCATGACGCGACACAGAGATAGCCACAACAGCTGCAATGATTCCGAGGAGTAAAACCACGCGCGGAGACGTGAGTGCGTTCTTGCCGGCGAACGTGTCGCGGTGCTGACCTGTGGCTGTCGAGTCATAAAGCCCCCATACGCGTTTATCCATTTTTCGAAGGGCAACAATGGTTGAGCCATCAGTAGGTGCCCTATTTTCCGCCGCGCTGTGCATGGACTCCTTGTAATCCTTCTGTACGAGCAGCTTCAAAGCGCGGCCGAGAATGGCCAAATTCGCGTGCTGATAAGCACACTCAGACGTGTTGCGGATCTGCTCATGCACATACTTGATGTTGGGCGTAGTGAGGACCACATCCCAGTTCCAGTGACGATGACGTGTCCAGGCATCAAGGAAATCCATGGGCCTATCAGCCGCATGAGCAGCATCCTGGCCACCCGGAAAGTCATAAGCCTGAATGTCGCGCTGAGTCCAATGCTTCGGCCAAAGCGTCTGCGCCTCATCGAAGATCAAGAAGGCATCCCGCGGCGCCCACATGAACCATGACCGGATTTTTTCCATGCCCTCACGGGTTTCATGGTTGATGTAGATCAGATCAAAAGAATCAGGCAGATCGGGAAAAACACGGCTGAAGCGCTCAGCACTCATGCCGCGAATATTGGTGATGATCACCCTGCCCGCCTTCGCCGCTGGCACAGCGTCATCCCAAACGGCGCCGGAGGTCTTATAAGACCCATTCGGACCATGATGAATTTTGATAGGCATCAGCGACCAACCCCCGGAATAAATCCGAATGCAATACGCGTAGGAATCGCCGCCAATATCAAATTGATACCTTGCGGCACGTTAAAGAAAAGAAGCGTGGAGTAAACATCAGCAGGAATAGCACCCCAAGCCTGTTGAATAACTTGAGTTATGCCAACTTCCTGCATAATTTCCTGTGCGACCTCATATGCAACCTCAAGCATGAATATCTGGAATTGCAGATAAGAATAGAGCGCAGCCTTAGTCAATATGACGAGTAGCGCCTTAAAGAAATCATAGATACCGGATGAAAGGAAATTCCAAACGTAATCGATGAATCCATTAACGCTATTAAACCAGTCAGCAATAAAAGAAAGATCCATTAATCACCTCACATAAACAATGAGAATTGCAAGCAAGGCGCAACACGCAAAAAAGATCAAGGACAACCAAGAAAGCTGGTCCTGATACTTATCAATGCATATGTCGATGCTGCGACCGAGAACCTCAGCAGGCTCCGGGCAAATAAGCCTGCCGCCACCAGAAGCAAGCTGAACATTAGCAACAGGATCAAGCGCCGTTTTGAGCTTCTCCAAGCCATCCTTAAGGTCCTTCTTGGCTTTATCGACCTTCTGATCCCAGTCCGAGCCGATATCATCGAAAGACCCTTGCTTAGGCTTCGTAAGGCCGTTCACCGAAGGGGAACCCTTGTCGCAATCCTTCACGCAATCGCCCAGGCCATCACCATTTGCGTCAGGGTTACTCGAAGTGGCGCACTTTGCGCCCGTGCAGCTCGTAGAGCTGCCAGTCGTGTTGCCGTTGCCGTCTTTCGTAGTAACTTGGGAAACCTTCGTTGTCGTCGAAACGCAGCTACCAGCACCGCCACAAGTTACCTGAGTAATCGTATCGGTCTTAGTCGTAGTCGTTGAACCGTCAGCATTAGCCTTAGTGTCAATCTTAGTGTCAGTCATTTGGCCAGTAGATTTAGATGGCTTAGTGATGCAGGTAAAAGAACCATTCACAGAGCCGCAGTCCATTGACCCTGGGTCACCGGTAAATTGGCTGGAAGAACAAACCTTGCGCCCTTCCCCATCCAAAACATAATTACAAGGCTTTTGCTCTTGAACCTTTGGCTGATCGGGAGGCATACAGTCCTGCCCATCACCGCAAATACCATCAGTACCACCAGAAGGACTAGCTGCCGACATGGAACCTGAACCAGCGACCTCACCAGTAAAAGAAGCTCCAACACGGCAGCGAGCAACTTGAGCAGGAGCTAAAGTGACACCGCCAGTAGATTTAGCAGCAGGCATCTTGCAGGTTTCAAGAGAAAGAATAGAAACCTTACAACCGAACTTCTCAGGGCTTGGAGGCTGTTGAGGATTACCTTCCTGATC